TTCTCAGCGGCAGCCTTCTCAGCGGCAGCCTTCTCAGCGGCAGCTTTCTCAGCAGCAGCTTTCTCAGCAGCAGCTTGCGCGGCAGCTTGTTCAGCGGCGGCCTTCTCTGCTGCAGCTTGTTCAGCAGCTTGCGCATCAGCAGCTGCCAATTGTTCTTCGGTTAAGTTTTCATTAGTGGGCTCCTGTTCCATTAAAAATTATATACTATAATCCCATAAAAAATGATAGTAAACTCCTAAAATAGAATCATGCATACTTTTTTAGAATAGCAGACGGTAGTAAACTCTCTCTCAATAGTTCTAATTTCTTAAAACATTTATTAATTGTAACTTCGCTGACTCCACATACAGTCTTAATTTCTTGTTTAGTAATATTCATCTGGCAATTCTGAGCAACAAAGTATACAATTCCAGCTGCAATAGCATGTGGAATATTATCAGTAATAATATTATTCTTTTCTATTTTATTAGCAACAAACTTTGATAGCATAGTAAGCTCTTGATTAAAGTTCAACCGACTGCAATAACGCTCAATAAATGAACTAGGAAGTGTAAAACATAAATCAGTCTGCAGCGATGGCTCTACATTGCGTTCAATGTTATGTAGAATATTGACTGCCATAGAACAGCCAGTAGTTGCACTGGTCTTATCAAGATGGAATATCTCAGCGATTTCGTGCGCTGTTCTTGGACAACCATTCAATCTGCAAGAAATATAAATAGATGCTGCTTTAATACCATCGCGATTAATTCCCCTAAACATCTTCTGTTCGGAAATATCTTTGTGAATAATCATAGCGTTATCAATGAATATCTTGGGCATACCAGAGTTTTGCGCCATAACAGTGATGAACTGGAATTCATCATAAAGTGCTTTCTCACGATGAGGCATAGATTGCCATTCGGTCCACTTACGAATCTTTTTCATCTCATAGGATGATTTTGTATTGCATAGAACTTTACAGCCAAAAGACGACTCAACTAGAAGAGGATTAATTGCATTACCACAACGAGTAGGGTCATTTGTGTTTTTATCATCTGCTCCATAAAACCTCCACTCAGGGGAATAGTCTAAAATATCTTTATAAATAACACCACACTCAGTGTTTACACATGTTGGAAACCCATTTTCCATAATCATAAGATTGGATTTACATAAATTACATAGGTCTAGTTCAGTATTTTCAGAATAAACACATTCAATATTAGATGGGTCATCGGTATCAATCTGTTTCTTATCAGCATCAAATATATCCCATAGTTTAGATTTATCCGTTGTAGATAATTCAACCTTCTTCTTCTTGGTTTTGGTATGGGTTTTTTGGGCCAGTTGCATCATGGAATCTGAACTAGACATATGTAAACATTCATCAGATTTAATTTTTGGCAGTTTTACCGTAATAAAGATTTTTTCTTTGGATATCATTTGATATAACTATTGTTTAGTATTGTTTATCTCATTAATTAAATCAATTTTTTTAGGGGAAACCAAGGTTTCCCCTTGCCCCTTCCTTACATAGAAAAACAATAAGATTTTTCATAAAAAGGGAGGGAACCTTCGGAAAAGAAGGGAACCGACCCGCAAAGCTTTAAGGTTCCCTTCAAAAAAATTGATTTATAATAATATAACAATACGTTATTATAATAAGTCAATGATATCAAAAGAAAAGTTCTTCATTACTGTGAATCGGAAAAACACTCTTTACACCAATACTCTAGTAAAGAATGTTAAATATGCGGACATAAATATCCCCAAACCTATTTTGAAGTGGGTGGGTGGAAAAACCCAAATCATAGATAAACTCATAATTGAATTCCCTACAACTATGAACAACTACAGAGAAACATTCTTGGGTGGTGGTAGTGTCTTAATTACTCTGTTATCGTTTGTAAAAGCAGGTGTTATAAAAGTAAGTGGAAAGATTTATGCGTATGATTTGAATGAAGTGCTTATTCATATGTATAAGAATATACAATCAAGCCACAATTCACTGTTTACTAAATTAAATGAAATAATACAAGAGTTTAATTCATGTGGAGATGGAGAAGTAAATAGAAAACCAACTAATCTAGTAGAGGCAAAGGTAGCTCGTGAGAATTACTTTTACTGGATGAGAAGCCAATACAATAAATTATCATCAGATGAAAAGAAGTCAATAACAGGCTCTGCACTATTCATCTTCTTGAATAAGACTTGTTTTAGAGGTGTTTTCAGAGTTGGACCGAATGGTTATAATGTTCCATATGGTCACTATCCGAATCCTGAAATTATTAATAAAGAACACTTGGACCAAATTCATGAGCTAATACAAGGAGTTGTATTTGAATGTTGCGATTGTATCAAATCATTGGCAACCATAGAAGCAAATGATTTTGTATATCTTGACCCACCCTATGCGCCAGAAAACGAGACATCGTTTGTAGGTTATACTGAAAATGGATTTACCACAGATAATCATAAGGATTTATTTAAAGCTATACATAAGTTGACACAAGACGATAATAAAATTCTGTTGAGTAATGCGGATGTGCCGCTTGTTCGCGAAAATTTCACAGATGAAAAATACAATATATCATCCTTGTTATGTAAGAGGTCAATCAATTCTAAGAAGCCAGGTTCAAAAACTAGAGAAGTAATTATAAAGAACTACTAGAATAATTACACTTTTAGTTTCCAAGTTTTTTTATATTTTTAATATATAATGGCATTTCCATCAAACAACTTTTTGTTTAGAATAACAAAAATAACAGATATTGCCTTTCTCGCCGTTTTATTTTTCTCTATTGCGTATATTTTTGGTTATTATTTAAATGTCTTTTTTACAAATTTATATGGACTAGATTTTACTAAAAAATCAAATGCTGTATTATTATTGGAAGTATTGTCACAGATTGTATGCATTGCAATAGTAATATACATAGGTAGAAATATTGTAGAAGCAATACCGTCGCCTCTAGATGGTATAAACGGATTTGTTCATAATCAATTAAAAGAATTAAAGAGCGGTGCCTTTTTTACAATATTTATAATCATGTTCCAATATTCTATGCAGGACAAATTAGCATTAATAAAAAAGAGACGGGAAAAAAATGAGGATGCATAAGAACTAAAAATGGTTTATATATCATTTTTAGTTGTTCAGAACGTTACTTTCTTCTCTAATTTCTCAAACATCTCTGGATTATATACGAGATTGCCAGTAGGTTTGTATTGATTAATGGGCTTAAATTCGCGTTTTTCTTTTCCAACAGGGTTATTTTTATCATTCAATATCTTGGAATTAGGGTCACTATTATCAACATCGCCTTCTTTCTCAATAATATTACCTTTTTCATCAATAATCTTACCAGTTTTCTTCTTAATTTCGCTGCGGACATAGGAAGGAATCCAATTTGCCCAAGATACAAAAAGAGTATTTGGATGAACATATCGGACATCAAAGCCATTATCTTGTATATTTTTAACTAAATACCCAATACAATCACCTTGGTCGTAAATGGGCTCACCAAATATGTATTCAGGAACAGTGAACCAGATATGTTTATCATTTATTCGGTTTTTAGATGTAAACATAATACGCTTTTGAACACGATTTAATATTTTATTAAAGATAGCGAGTTGTTTCAAATCCTTCTGTTGTTTCTTGTAATATAGCTCATCAATATTTATTTTGCCTACAAATTCTTCGTCATCTACAGTTAAAAAACAGGACATATATAGTTTACATAAAGAAAAAATATAGAAAAAAGACGTAAAGATTTTTATAGTATGGATGAATTAACAGATACAAAATCCAATTCTGAGAATGTAATACGGCATATTGTAATAGCAGGTGGTGGCGCTACAGGCTTAACATATTATGGAATATTAAAAGAAACAAATAACCAGGGTTTATGGAAACACGAAGATATAAAAACTGTTTATGGGACATCGGTTGGAGCAGTAATAGCAGTTATATTATGTTTAAACTATGAGTGGAGTACGATAGATGATTATTTTATAAAGCGTCCATGGCATAATGTTTATAAGTTTAATATGTATTCAATAATAGAAGCTTTTCATAAAAGGGGTATTTTTGACATTAAAGTATTAGAGGAAACATTTTCACCTTTATTTAAAGGAAAAGATATTTCGTTGGATATTACGATGAAAGAATTCTATGAGTTAACTAATATAGAACTTCATATTTTCGCTACTGAGGTCATTTCAAATGAACTAATAGATTTCTCATATAAAACACATCCAGATTGGAAAATTATTGAAGTAGTTTATAGTTCTGCTTGTTTACCAATAATGTTTTCGCCTTATTTCAAAGAAAATGGACGATATTGTGACGGCGGAGTTATAGAAAACTATTCATTAGACAAATGCATAAACAATGGTGCAAATCCTAACGAAATATTAGGCTTACGAAAAGAAAATATGGCAACAAATAAAAATTCAATGGATGAAACGTCATCGCTAATGGATTTTATATCTATATTGTTAGGTAATTATACAAACAACTTATTAATTATAAATAAAACAAGCAGTATTCCAAATGAATATATTGTTTATTCTGACCCAACGTCATTGTATAGCATGAGTAACTTATTAAGTAATATGGAAGAGAGAATTAGATTAATAAATCTTGGTGTTGAAATGGCAACTAAATAAAAAAGATTAGGTCAAAGATTTCTCAATTTCAGAAACATGGTTTTTATAAAATTCATCATACGTTCCGTCTAATTCAGCGCCGTATAAAATAAGCGCCATAAGATTAACTTTAAGTTCTTCATATATTTCATTAACGAAATCATTTTTGAATTTTGTAATTTTAGTTCGCAATTCTTCACTAACTTTTCCTATAAATTGTGTTTTTTTATAATCAGCTATAAATAGAGAATGGTTAGCTATTAAAAAGTTATCTAATTTTTCTTTAAAGGTTGTTAAACTAGTACTGTTTTTTATTATTTCGTCTAGATTATCTTCTGAAATAAGTGTAAATTTAGATAACAATAATAAAACAATGTCAAGACCTGTATTTTTGGAATTTCCAATATCAATAAATATATCTGATATTATAGGCGTTATTATAGCTAGTACGTCGTTTAACCAATGAGTATCCCAACTACCACTTATATTACTATATAATGTATTTAATAAGGCGTTCAAATTAATCCCCAACCCTAAAATTGGAACATAAACATTTCCATAATATGGAGTTGATTCGGTTACTTTTTGTTTTGGCGTATTAGGAAGTGTTACTTCATCTTGGTTTCCCAGTGAAATAACAAAACTTAATATAGTTCTTAAAACAAAATTAACAGCAAAACCCGATATTTTCTTATAATTATTAATATCCGTTTTACAAATATCTGGTTCTGATTCAGGTGTCCACTTATTCCATTTTTTGCAATAAGCCTTGTGTATTTCTTTATAGCTGATATCAAGATTGTTTAATAAATTCCAGGTAAAAGTGTGCTGTCTTTCAAATTTGTATGGAAGAATATAACTAAATGTATCTGTTTCTTTGTTATATTTGCAATTTAGTGGTTCTTTTTCTTCAATAATGTTTTCCTGTGCGGAAACGTATTTCATTAATCCAATTATTTCTTGTTTTAATGCTTTTTTGTTATCGGATGGTTTATGTTTAATACGTAAAATAGATGCGGTTATTCCATAAATTTTTTTTGTTTCAGTATCTGGCGTTATATGAGTACTATTGTACCTTTTTATTTTTTCTATTAATTCGTTCTTTACCTTATTTAGTTTTTGTCCTAGAAAAACCTTTTCACGCAATATGAACGCTGCGTCACTCCATCTGCCAGTAGCCAAAACACTAAATTTAACATCACTTTCCCTTGTTGTTTTAGATAAAACAGGCATTACTTTATCATTTAAATCATTATGTAAATGTTTTCTCATCTGGTCATCGTTTAACGGATAAGTTACAAGTTGTTCTCCAGATTCTTTTTGTAACTGTCTAACTAATTGTCTATTTAATGGTTTATACCTATATGCATTTGCTGCTGCAATTTTGGCTGCCTTTGAATTAATAAATCTAAGTAAATCTTGAAATTTGCCACCACCCTTTTTTTTATTTGATTTCCTAGTTTTATTCTTTTTGTTTGATATTACTTTCTTTTGTTTTTCAGTTTTATGCATTCATATAAATAATAATTATAAATTTATATGATAAAATATTGTAAATATAAAATGCGCAATACGTAAACTTTAATTTAACATAGTGTTAACAAACTTTTCTAAAGAACTAGCTGTTATTTTAGATTCAAAATCAATGGTACTGCTATCCTTTATTAATTTAATAGTAGGATAGGAGTCTATTTTGTATCTATTAATTAGTTCTGTAATATCGCTTGTTTCTTTAGTGCAATCCATGTCTTTACATTTTATTCTGTATCCGTTAATTTCTTTACCATCATATTTGGATACGAAATTCTTCCATTCAGGGAGAGCTTTCTTGCAATGAGGGCACCAATCTACATGGAAAAAATAGACAACTGCGTCTCTGTTACGACGGTTTGCATTGGCTACATCAGAGAATTTATTTTTTTGTTGGGATTGAATACCATTGTATGCATAAATGCCAACAGTTAAAAATATTATAAAAATAACAAACACCATGATGTGGTAATAGTAAGGACGAATATATTTTGTTATAACTTCAATTAGACCAGCCATTATATATTATAAATATATTTTTAATATAACGATTTGCCGAATAACGCTAAATGTATTATTTAGAAGACATTATTTTATAATGCTACTATAAAGAGTAATATTCGTTTAAAGTAAGAATGTCCAAGGATAATACAATAAAAATAAACACAGTATATTCAGAGGATGATTATCATAGCAACGACGGAATGTTAACAGGTGTATGGGGACCAGCTATGTGGCATTATTTACATACAATGAGTTTTAATTATCCTGTTCATCCAACGAAAGAAAACAAGGAACATTACCGTGATTTTGTATTAAACTTACAGAATGTTTTACCATGTGGTAAGTGCCGTAAAAATCTAGTTAAGAACTTTAAGAAATTACCTTTAACATTTGAACATATGGAATCGCGTAAAACCTTTTCCAAATATATATATGACCTACATGAAGTCGTAAATAAGATGTTGGGTAAAAAATCTGGACTAACTTTTGAGATGGTTAGAGAAAGATATGAACATTTCCGTGCTAGATGTGCGAAATCAAATAAGAAGTTGCGTAAAAAATTAAATAAGACGATGCGAAAGGTAAAGTTTGCTAAGAAATTAACGTTTATAAAGGAAAAGGGATGCACAGTACCACTTTATGGTGAAAAATCAAAATGTATATTAAAAATAGTACCCGATGATACCAAATGTGATACACTTGAGATAGACAATAGATGTTTAAAGAAACCAATTAAAATTGAGGACAATGTTTAGGTCGTCTATTTGTATGTATATCTCAAAACATTAAGGGGGTCGTAGTAATTTCAAAGCATTGTAGGTAACATTATTTTTCTTGATAACAATAAGGCGGGGTCGCAGGCTCCTTGGTTCCCTGCTAATTTAGGTAAAAATGTATTTATGATTCAAATGATAACATAAATATATTAAACTTATATATAAGAATATAATAAATGAGTAAACCAATAAAATCAGAGACATATATTTCAGATTTATCTTTGAATGGTCCAATTGTGAATAGCTTAGATGATGATATTAATGGTAAGAAAAAGAGGATTGTTTTGTTTTGGGGGGAGAATCCTAATATTATATTAGACCAAAAGTATATTTTTGAATTCTTTCCCATAGAAACAATGTCGTATAACCAAAAATTAAATGCTGTTACAAGAACAATAATCGTTTTAACTATTTTAGGGTTTATGTTCTCACAAAATCTCCGTATTTTATTTATTGGATTAATCACTATGGGTGTTATTTTCTTAATGCATTATTATCATACAATAGAGAAATCTAAGGTAGATAGTAAGAAAGAAGGTTTTGCAAGTGATAATGCAGTAGACTATATGAACAGTAAGAAGATACCTATGCAAGCAGATATTTTTCAAGAGCCGGATTCTGGCAATCCTTTCTCAAATGTATTAATGACAGATTATGATTATAATCCAAATAAGAAACCTGCTCCCCCAGCATTTAATGAAAATATAAATTCCAAAATATTGCAGGAGGCAAAGCAATTAGTTGTTGACGCGAATCCAGACCAACCAGATATAGCTGATAAGTTATTTAAAGATTTAGGAGAAAATTTGGTTTTTGAGCAGTCCATGAGACAATTTAGCTCTAATCCATCCACTACTATTCCTAACGACCAGGGTGCATTTGCTGAATTTTGCTACGGTAGTATGATTTCATGCAAGGAAGGCAATAATTTTGCTTGCGCAAGAAATATGTCACATTATACACTCTATTAAGGAAACCATTGGTTTCATTAAGAACCTTCCTTTATTGTTTGTATTTTACTATAACAATTAATAAAAAATTAATTACTATAATATTTCCTTCTCTTACTATAATATAAATAGAATTTCATAAAATGTCATACGTCGGAAACTACATGTTTAATAATATGGGACACCTTGGCCAAGATTCAGTAGACGAAACACAACGCAATGTTTCTAACACACGTTTCACCAACTGGACATTATCCAACTATTTTAGCGGAACATTATCAGATAGCCATGTTCAATTCGCCACACAAATGCCCACTGTTATGTTTAGCGGCACTTCAAACGGACCTGGATTAAACGGTGGATTAGTAGATATTGATTCAGCCTTATTGTTAAAGACAGAAGGCGAACGCCCTTTGGAGAAACTTAGTTTAGTAGAACGTCCTTTCTTAACAGTTCCCTATTTAGGAAGAGGTAGCTGTGACCCCACTCTTGAATCTCAATTGATTCAAGGTGAATTGGTTCACGATAAGAAGAGTGTTTCCACTATTATGGAGAAATCTTTCTCCAAGTATGCACTTTTTCCTTTAGATTCAAAGGCCGAAGAATACGTCAATAATCCTGCGAACACAGTTCAAGAGGCTGCTTTAGATGGTTGGGTACGCGGTGGTGTATTAACCCGCAATATGTCTAATGATGAGAAATTTAAGAACAACAACAGACCCAGTGGTTCATACTAAGCGAAAGACACTAGTAAAGATATTAATACTTGTTAACAAAAATATAAAAGAATAAATTTATTTTTAAATACAATGAGTCTTTACGAAAGGTTGTCTAATAAACCAATAATTTACGATAACAATAAGGGTTATCGTCAATGTTTGCGCGAGTTATTTGAAATGAATCGTGCTAATTATCAAGAAAAAATAAACGAAATACGGTCACGCGAAGAATTAGATGAAGAAACAGAAGATGAAGTTTCTTATGATGATTCTGCTGCAGAGAAAACCATGGATGAAATATATGAGCAAACTAAAGATAATGTTCTATTGAAAGCCATCTATAAAATAGCAGCCGGTAAATTTTTATCAGAAGACGAATCCATCGGCCTAGTAGTATTATTTTCCTATGATTTTATGTCGTCATTTATAGCATGTTTAGTAGATTATTTGAAATCACCCGATAATTTTAATAGTGATAATAATAATTACATTGCTTTATTGAAAAAAATATCATAAGAAGATATATAATGTCATCCACACGTAGTAGAAACACAACAGGTGATTATAGAGCAGAACAGAATACTAACAATAATAATGTTGACTATTTAATTAATAAAGGATATTCTTATGGTCAACCATTAACAAGTTATTTACCTGGAAATGGATTATTACAAGGAAGAGTTGCATCTGAGAATTTGTCATTTAATAGCGTAGACATTGAGACACAATTATTTGGAATCGGATCTACGAATTTAGTAACACCCAAGACAAATCAAAGTCCAGAAATAAAATCATTGCAGAGTTTATCTATTATTGAGAAATTGCCTGTTATTGTACCTGAGCCACTTACTATTCAGGCGAATCAACGTCCTTACTATTTGAACTAAGTTCAGAATAATTTTTAGCGGTGAATCTGCTTACTGATTGTCCTTTATTTTTGAATGTTATGTTTTTCATATGTGATTTTTGTTTTCTATTATTTAAATCAATTTGAGAAAGAATTAATGGTTTCTCAATAGGCTCTGGACCTTGCTTATTAGTTTCTGTTGTTTTGTTTTCTGTTACTACACTATTATCATTATTAGATAATAATGATATGATTTGTTGTTTTATATAGTCATTGTTATAGTCATTATCGGATGGACTAGGTAATACCTTTAAGTTCTCAAAATTTATAGATAAATAATCTGGTAGTGTTTCAAACGTTCCATCTTCATTTATTTCCATAGGCACTTTTATATGAGCAAGAATATATCTTTTTGGTTCTTTGTTCATAAACTTTTTTCCGTATCTAAATACAAAAACATTTTTGTATTTATATAACTTTATGGGTTACTCATTTTTTCACCTTCACTACTGATACAATCTTTATCGAACATTGCAATAGGGTCAGGGCCTCCTGGTTTGACACATTCTTTATTATAAACAGGAACAAAAATTTCTTTTTCAGGACTAGTCGGTGAAACAGCTTTTGGCATAAGACTACCAAATGCCGATGTTAGACTACCTAAACCCGATAATAATTTAGCCTTCATATTGCCTTCTTTTGGCAAAGGCTCATTGTTTGCTATATTTAAAATAATATCAAGAATATCATTTATTAATATGTCAGTTGGGTCTCCTGATGTTTTTTTACCAAAACCAAACCCAAGACCAAATTTAGAACCACTACTAGTACCAGCACCAGCACCAGTATCCGTAGGTGAAGCACTAGCACCATCTTTATTAGATAATGCTTTTAAAACACTTACAATAAGAGTTGCTAATCCATCATCTGGTGCACCTCCTTTCATTATGTGTTGTTTATCAACAGGTGTTTTTCCCAAACCTTTTAATATGCTTGTAATAAGAGTTGCTAATCCCTCGTTGTTAGTTTTACCAATAATTATAGGTTCAATAGTATCAATAGTATCATGAAAAACATCTGATTCATCACTTGGAGGAGAAGGAACGGGAGCAGGAACGGGAGCAGGAACGGGAGCAGGAACGGGAGCAGGAACAGGAACAGTAACGGTAGTAGGAGCAGGAGCAGGAGCAGGA